ATGGACGGTCGGTACTGGCAGGCCCAGTACATGCAGGACCCCACGTCAGAAGAAGGTGCATTAATCAAACGTGAGTGGTGGCAGGTGTGGGACAAGGAGTCCCCGCCAAGTTGCGAGTACATCATAATGAGTCTTGACGCGGCCCAAGAGAAAACCAACCGCTCGGACTACAACGCACTGACCACGTGGGGTGTGTTCTTTAATGAGGAGGTGAACAACTACAACATCATCCTCCTAAACAGTATCAAGCTGCGTCTCGAATTCCCCGAGCTTAAAACGATGGTGTTGGAAGAGTATAAAGATTGGCAGCCCGATACCTTCATCGTGGAAAAGAAATCTAACGGTGCGGCGCTCTACCAAGAGATGAGGAGGATGGGTGTGCCCATCAGTGAGTTCACACCGGGTAAAGGTCAAGATAAGATCAGCAGAGTTAATGCTGTATCTGATTTGTTTAGTTCAGGTATAGTTTGGACACCGGACAGAAGGTGGGCTTGGGAAGTGGTCGAGGAATGTAATGACTTCCCTAGTGGCTCACACGATGACTTGGTTGACTCGACAACGCTGGCCCTGATGCGGTTTAGGCAGGGAGGGTTTATCCGCCTTCCGTCAGATGAGCCAGAAGAAATTAAATTGTTCAAGTCGCAAAGAGCGGCAGGGTACTACTGAGGATTAAAACATGGCTGCGAACATGGATAAAGCACTTTATGAAGCCCCGGTTGGCCTTGACGCCATTGCTGCGGAAGAACCTGCGATTGAGATTGAAATCGAGGACCCGGAGGCTGTTCGTATTGGGGTGGACGGACTTGAGATTGAACTAGAGAAAGAAGAACCCCGTGCTGAAGACTTTGATGCCAACCTCGCTGATTTTATGGACGAGGGGGAGCTACAGATTATTTCCTCAGAGTTGCTGGCTGATTACGACAGTGACTTAGCTTCTCGCAAAGATTGGCTTGATACCTATGCTAAAGGGTTACAGATTTTAGGATTGAAGTACGAAGAGCGTACTGAGCCGTGGGCAGGAGCCTGTGGTGTGTTCCACCCCCTCTTGATGGAGTCAGCGGTTAAGTTCCAGTCGGAAACGATTATGGAGACTTTCCCTGCAGGAGGGCCGGTCAAGACTAAAATTATTGGTAGAGAAACACCGGAGAAGAAAGACTCTGCGATTCGTGTCCAAGATGACATGAATTATCAGTTAACGGAGGTGATGAAAGAATATCGCCCCGAACATGAGCGGATGTTGTTATCCCTAGCACTCTCCGGTAACGCATTTAAGAAAGTTTATTTTGATCCAGCACTTAATCGGCAGGTTGCGATTTATATTCCTGCTGAAGATGTGGTCGTACCTTATGGCGCATCTAATCTTGATTCTGCAGAGCGTGTTACGCACCGGATGCGTAAGACTAAAAATGAGCTGAAGAAGCTGCAGTATGCAGGGTTCTACCGAGACGTTGATCTTGGTGAGCCAATGCGCGTCATGGACGAGATTGAGAAGCAGAAGGCAGAAGATCAAGGGTTTAGCGCAAGCTCCGATGATCGGTTCCAACTACTTGAGATGCATGTCAATTTAGACCTGCAAGATTATCCAGACGTTGACAAAGATAATAATGAAACCGGAATCGCCCTTCCTTATGTAGTGACGATTGATAAAGGGACCGGAACCGTTCTTGCTATTCGTAGGAATTGGAGAGAAGACGATGACCTCAAGATGCGACGACAACACTTCGTCCATTATGGATACATCCCCGGTTTTGGATTTTATTACTTCGGGCTCATCCACCTCATTGGAGGCCATAGTAAGGCTGCCACAAGCCTTCTTCGACAGCTTGTTGATGCAGGAACGCTTAGCAATTTACCGGGCGGCCTTAAGAGCCGAGGACTCCGAATTAAAGGCGACGATACTCCGATTGCTCCGGGTGAGTTTAGGGACGTAGATATCCCATCGGGTGCGATCCGCGACAATATCCTGCCGCTTCCATACAAAGAACCTTCGCAAACTTTATCCTTGTTGATGGATAAGATTGTGGAAGAGGGACGCAGATTCGCTGCTGTGTCTGATTTAAAAGTCTCAGATATGTCGTCGCAGGCTCCGGTCGGTACGACGCTTGCGATTTTAGAGCGTGTATTAAAAGTGATGTCGGCGGTGCAGGCCCGCATTCACTACGCGATGAAGCAGGAGTTCAAGCTTCTTGCAGGCATTATTAGAGACAACACGCCAGAAGAATATTCGTACGAGCCTGAAGTTGGGGATTCACGGGCTAAGAAATCAGACTACGACGATGTAGATGTTATCCCGGTCTCTGATCCCAACGCGGCAACGATGTCGCAGAAGGTGGTGCAGTATCAGGCTGTGCTTCAGTTATCTCAAACTGCGCCGGACATTTATAACCTGCCATATCTTCATAAGCAGATGATCGAGACTCTCGGTATTAAAAACGCCGATGAGATTGTGATTATGGAAGAGGATATGAAGCCTATTGATCCGATCAGTGAAAATATGGGCTTTATGACGGGGCAGCCCACCAAGGCATTTATTTACCAAGATCACGAAGCGCATATGGCGACTCATAACGCGCTTTTACAAGATCCGAAAATGATGCAGATGATTGGGCAAAATCCGCAGGCACAAACTATTGTTGCAGCTATTCATGCTCACTTGATGGAGCATATGGCGTTCCAGTATCGCAGAGAAATCGAAAAGCAGTTGGGAGCCTCGTTGCCCCCGCCGCCAACCGAGTACGGGGAAGAACACAACCTACCCCCAGAAGTCGAGGTTCAACTCTCGCAACTTGCCGCAGCCGCCGCTGCGCGTGTACTACAGAAAGATCAGGCCGAGATGCAGGCCCAACAAATCGCCCAACAGCAACAAGATCCGCTCATCCAGATGCAGCAAATGGATCTGCAAATTAAGCAAATGCAGGCGCAAACCAAACAAATGCAAGTCCAGATGGACGCACAGATCAAAATGGCTGAACTTCAGCGCAAACAGGCCAAAGATGTCATGGACGCTGCCGCACGTGCAGACGAACTTGAACTTGAGAAGGCCGCAACGTCGGGTCAACAACAGCTTGAAGCTGCACGGCTTGGCGTGGATATCGAAAAGAGTAAGGCCGCTCAGTCTGCCAAAGAGCAGATCGAAGGTGTCCGGCTTGGGCTAGAAATCACTAAAGCCCGTCAAGAAGTCGCAAAGAATCAGTCCGAGAGGGCGCAACCACAGGAGTAATTTATGTCCTATAACACCGCTCTAGATTATTTGGAGTCAAAACTCCAAGAGGAGCGCATGTTGATCGTTGAAGCCTTGATCCAAGGCAAATTGGATGAGGGTGAATACAAACGACTTTGCGGGGCGTTACAGGGTCTTGACCTCGCTAAGAACCACATTAAAGACCTTGCAAAACGCTTGGAGCGCGACGATGAGTAGTATTGATGTTGAAGCAACTCGGGAGCAGGCTGAGAAAGCCAAGCTATTACCCGAACCTAAAGGCTACAGAATTCTCTGTGCCGTCCCGCAAGTAGATGAAGAATACGAAGGTGGCCTATTAAAGGCTGACGAAACAAGGCGCGTTGAGGAGCAGACTACGGTAGTACTGTTCGTCTTAAAAATGGGCGATCAGTGTTATGCCGATAAGGAACGCTTTCCCACCGGGCCTTGGTGTCAGGAGGGGGATTTTATTCTCACTCGACCCTATACCGGCACCCGTGTAGTTATTCACGGTCGGGAATTTCGCATTATCAACGACGACAACGTAGAAGCCGTTGTGCAAGACCCGCGTGGCATTCGACGCGCATAAGGAGTAATTATTATGGCTGATCAAGAAGAGTTTACCTTCCCTGACGAAGTAAAAGAAACTCAAGAACCCGAAGCTAATCAAGAAGTTAGCGACGATATTGAGATTAAGATTGAAGATGATACCCCTGAACAGGACAGAGGCAAAAAGCCCCTGCCGAAAGAGGTGGTGAAGGAGTTGGAAGAGGACGACCTTGAGGAATATTCCGATAGGGTTAAAAAGCGCCTCTCCCAAATGAAAAAGGTTTGGCACGATGAACGCCGTGAAAAAGAACGTGCGTTACGTGAACGAGAAGAAGCCCTTCGGTTTGCACAATTACGCGAACATGAGATTAAACAACTTAAACAGCGCCTCGGTGTAGGTGAAAAAGCTTTTATCGAGGAGGCAAATAGGTCAGTTAAAAATGAGCTATTAACTGCAAAAGATAAACTCCGACAAGCCTATGAATCAGGTGATGCGGAGAAGATTACAGAGGCTCAAGAGCTATTAACTGACGCTAAATTGCGCGCAGATAAGATATCTAGATTTAAATCCTCTTTACAAAAAGAAAATGAGGGTGTACAAACGGAGCAACAGGTAGCGACACCACAAGTAAGCCAACCCCCAACAGTCGATAAAAAGGCTGAAGATTGGCGGCAAAGGAATACTTGGTTCGGTGCGGATGAGGAGATGACCGCCCTCGCACTCGGCCTGCACGATAAATTGGTCAAGAATGGTGTGGACCCGCGTAGCGATGATTACTACCGGCAGATCGACACGACGATGAGAAAACGCTTCCCAGAAGTCTTCGAGGACGAGGAAGAGTTAGCTCAAACGAAGGAGGAGGTAGAGAAACCTGCTCCTCGCAAAAAACCAGCTACTGTAGTAGCTCCGGTAACGCGGAACACCGCGCCGCGTCAGGTCCGCCTGACACCGACTCAAGTTGCCCTAGCTAGAAAACTTGGCTTAAGCAATGAGCAGTACGCACGTGAACTAATGAAACTGGAGAACAACAATGGCTGAGAATCGTCTGGCTCGTGAAGTTGAGAATCGAGAATCGACGCAACGAAATATGTCTTGGACTCCTCCGGAGTTGCTGCCGACACCAAATCCGCAGCCCGGTTGGGTTTTTAGATGGGTTCGGACCAGTATTATGGGTCAAGCAGATCCAAAGAATACCTCCGCAAAGCTTCGTGAAGGCTGGGAACCGGTGAAAGCCGAGGACCACCCGGAGCTTATGATTAAAGCCGATTCAAACTCCCAATTTAAAGGGAATGTTGAAATTGGCGGGCTGCTGTTATGTAAGGCCCCTGAAGAGATGATGAAGCAACGTGAAGAATTTTATCTTCGCCAAGCTCGCGCTCAGATGGAGTCTGTAGATAACAGCTTTATGCGCTCAGAAGATGCACGGATGCCGCTATTTAATGAAAAGCGCTCCAATACGTCTTTTGGGCGTGGCGGTAAATAAATTCATTTTAGGAGTATCAAATGGCTTATCCCACTGTTGATGCCCCCTACGGACTTAAGCCGGTCAACCTGATCGGTGGCCTTCCGTTTGCGGGTGCTACTCGACAGATTCCGATTGGGAGCAACTACGGCACCGCCATCTATAACGGCGATGTGGTTCAGTTGAACTCTTCGGGAAATGTCATCATTACGACCCTTCAGAACGACGCATCGGCTGTGGCCGGTGTGATTGGCGTGTTCCTCGGCTGTTCGTACACCGATCCGGCGAGCAAGCAGAAGTTGTTCTCGCAGTACTATCCGGGTGGCGTTGTCGCTAGCGACATCGTTGCTTATGTCTGCGATGACCCGAATGCTTTGTTCAAAGTGGTTAGCGTGACGAGCAACGTGGCGGACAACGCTGCTGGTGGACTTCTCCCGGCGTTCGTGTCTCGTGCAAACTCGTTCGGCACCAATGCTGAGCTTGTTCTTAACACGGGCTTGAACAACACGGGTGACAGCCGCATGGGCGTCTTCATCAACAACGTGACGACTTCGTTGCCGTTCCGTGTGGTTGATGTGGTTGCCGATACGGCGAACAGCAGCGGTAACTTCGTCGAGGTTATCGTCAAGTTCAATGCTGGCTATCACGCGTATAACAACGCGTCTGGCACCTAATAGGGAGTTCTAAAAAATGGCTATTTCACGTGCACAACTTCTTAAGGAGCTGCTGCCCGGCCTGAACGCCCTGTTCGGCATGGAGTACAAGCAGTATGGTGAGGAGCACAAGGAGATCTACGAGACTGAGACCTCCGAGCGTTCCTTTGAGGAAGAGACGAAGCTGAGCGGATTCTCCGCTGCCCCGGTTAAGGCCGAGGGTTCCGCTATTGCGTATGACAATGCGCAGGAAGCTTGGACGGCTCGTTACAACCACGAGACGATTGCTCTCGGCTTCTCCGTAACGGAAGAAGCGGTTGAAGACAACCTGTATGACTCGCTCAGCAAGCGCTACACGAAAGCCCTTGCCCGTGCTATGTCGTACACGAAGCAGGTTAAGGCTGCATCGGTGCTTAACAACGCCTTTGCTGCCGGTGTTGTCGGTGGCGACGGTGTGTCGCTCTGTAACGCCAGCCATCCTCTCGTATCTGGTGGTGTGAACAGCAACCGTTTGACGGCGTCGGATCTTAACGAGACTTCGCTTGAATCGGCTGTGATTCAGATTGCCGGTTGGACCGATGAGCGCGGACTTCTCATTGCTGCGAAGCCGAAGAAGCTCATTATCCCGCCGTCTCTGATGTTCATTGCGAAGCGCCTACTCGACACGGAACTCCGTGTTGCGACCGCTGATAACGACATCAACGCTATCAAGTCGATGGGTGCGATTCCGGGTGGATATAGTGTGAACCACTTCTTGACCGACACGAACGCTTGGTTCTTGACGACTGACGTTCCGAACGGCTTGAAGCACTTTGTGCGTTCGCCCATGTCCACCGGCATGGATGGTGACTTTGATACTGGCAACGTCCGCTACAAGGCCCGTGAGCGTTACAGCTTCGGGTGGTCGGATCCGCTGGGCATCTTTGGCTCACCCGGTTCTTCGTGATAAGACCAAGATCGGGGGGCTTCGGCCCCCCTTTCTTTATTTGAGTATTGAGTGTATATAGTCGTTATCGGGAATAACCCGCTTATCAGACAGACCCGACTGACGACATGCAGACTGATAAGCACAACTCGCATGTGAGGTATTTATAAAATGGCACGTACAACTTTTTCCGGCCCGGTTGCTTCGGACAATGGTTTTATTGGCGATGTTACCGGCAGCGTTACTGGCGCTGTTTATGTAGCTGATTTCATCGACATGCCCATTATTACTACCGGTGAACTTCCGGTCGCCGCTGCAGGTAATGCTGGTCAGGTTCGCTTGATTAGCGATAACGGCGCAGGCAATAACGAATATTGCTTGGTGATCAGCACGGGCGCTGCTTGGGTGACTGCTACTGGCGCTGCTCTGACCTAATTTGTCTCCCGTAAGGGTTTTTAACTCAAGGAGCAAATTATGAGTTTCGCAAGTGACGTACAAGCTAAAACTCTGACTGCTACGGGCACAGCCGTTAATGGGCGATCCCGCGTACAGGGGGTTTACTTTGTCAATACTGCCACTGCTGACACCATCACGATTAAGAATGGTTCAACCGGTGCTACGGTAATGACAATCCCGACCCCGCCTGTTGCTGGCGCACATGATCTTTTGATACCGGACAACGGTATCTTGTGTGCAGATGAGATCTATGTCTCGTTTGATAACGCAAAGGTCACCAGCGTTACGGTGTTGTTCGTAGGCGGCTCGGCTGCTTAATCATGCCGAAGTCCCCTGCATGGCAGCGGAAGGAAGGTAAAAATCCTGCTGGCGGCTTGAATGCCAAAGGCAGGGCTTCCTACAACCGTGCTAATCCGGGCAAGCCGGGTCTTAAGCGTCCCCAACCTGAAGGTGGCGCTCGCCGTGATTCTTTCTGTGCCCGAATGAAAGGCATGAAGAAAAAGCTCACGAGCAAGAAAACCGCCAACGACCCCAATAGTCGCATCAATAAAAGCCTACGGGCTTGGAAATGTTGAGGTAGTTATGGCGAGTAAATGGATTCAAAAGGCTATCAAGAAGCCGGGTGCTTTGCGTAGCAGTTTGGGTGTGAAGAAGGGTAAAAAGATTCCGGCGAAGAAG